AGGAATGCTATTAGCGTATCTGGTGATTTGAGTTACGACCCAGGCACTGGAATTATCTCGTACACAGATATAGATTCTGCATCATTCACTTCTCAGTTATCGGGCACAACTACAACTGACCTAGCAGAAGGAACCAACCTTTATTTTACAAACACTAGAGCAAGGAATGCTATTAGCGTATCTGGTGATTTGAGTTACGACCCAGGCACTGGAATTATCTCGTACACAGATATAGATTCTGCATCATTCACTTCCCAGTTAGATGCGGCCACTACAACTGATCTAACTGAAGGAACCAACCTTTACTTTACAAACACTAGAGCAAGAAACGCTATTAGTGTATCTGGCGATTTGAGTTATGACGCTGGAACTGGTATAATTTCTTACACGGACGTGGACTCTGCTTCATTCACCTCGCAACTAGCAGGTTCTACCACTACTAATTTAGCAGAAGGAACTAATTTATATTACACTACTACCCGCGCTAATAGTGCTATAGATGCCAGAGTTACCAAAACCTTTGTTGATGCATTGAATATAAACGCTGACCAATTAGACGGTCTAGAAGCAGCTGCGTTTTTATTAAGCGGTGCAACAGACAATTACACTAGCGGAACCCTAACATTTAACAGCGGTACTACCCTCACTGCTGCTGCTGGTGCTACAGTTAATTTTAATAATACAACTGGAACCGCCCCCTTTGTAGTTGCTTCTACAACCCTTATAAGTAATTTAAACGCAGATAAAGTTGATGGGTTTAATGGCATCGGCGTTTATGATAGAAATGGAACCCTGTTAAATGGGTAATGTGATTTATAATGAAACTACCTTTATTGATTTGTGGGTTGCCTAGATCTAGAACTTTTTGGTTATATAAGTATTTTTCTGAGTACGAAAATTTAAACTCCAATCATGAACACACCCTGAAAGTTAATTCAGTTTCAGATTTCTGTCTAGAATTTTATGATCCATCTAAGCAATTCATTAACGTCGACGCATTTAACTTCCTAACCTATGATCATGGATTGTTTGAAAAGGCAACAGTAATTTATATAGAAAAGGATTTGGAAAGGTGTATTCAATCTACGTTAGATATATTCCCCGAAGACTCGTTTGTCCATACAAAATATAATTACGAAGGTTTGTATGAGAGTTATTCCGGTCTTAGAGATTTTTATAGAAACCACGTCAACCTTGTAATTGATTATTACGACTTAGATAACAATATAGAATATTTGCATAGTTTTCTTGAAGTAGAATATGACCCTGACATCCACAAAAAGATGAAAGAGATGGTGTTGAATACTTCTACTGCATATTTTTCGAAGAGAACTGTCTCGGTTTGGGACCCAGAATTGAAATTTTTTCAAGGAGATTCATACATAAATGATTAACGGAATTAGTTTCTATCACGGTGAATATGATGATAGATTAAGGAAGTGGGTTAAAGATAATAATTTTGAGTATTGGTTTGCCAAAGATCCTCTTAGATACACCGCAATGATGCAAGAAGATAAGTTATTGTATGTCTTTGTCCACCTTAAAGAAATTCAATTGCATGGAAAAACTTGGATAGAATATGCGGGTCTAACAGATTATAAATCAGCAAAAAAAAGTTTCATTAAACCTTTCACTAGAGAACAAAAAAGAAAAATAAGGGACTTTGCGGTATACCAATTCGGAATATATGTTTTCGAAATGCTGAGAACTAGTGGCGGTGTTTATTCTTTAACACCTGCTTCAAATAAAATTGCCTTATTAACTATGCGCTGGTTAGATTTTTCTAATGTTATTGAAGATTCTGGTAATGTAAATTCTAAAAAAGAAACTTTGTATCGTTGGTATTTTTCCAGAGAACATTGGGAAAGTGGGGTGATACAACAAAGAGCAATGGAAGCAGTTACGGATTTTTAATATGTCTATTATAACAACAGTTTGCGGTGAATGGGATAAAGAAGTTGAGGAATTTGTTAATTCTCAAGATGATGGATGGTGGTGGAAAGGTACTCATTATTCTGCGCTAAAGTGCGATAATAAAATACTCTTTGCTATAATACATAACAAATCTGTTAAAGATTATCGCCCCGGAGAAACTTGGTTAGAAATATCGACCATAGCAAATTACTCTGAAATTAGGAAAGGGTTGTTCGGTTCTTTCGACAGCAGTCAGAGAAAAAAGATAAGAGATTATGCGGTGTATCGGCATGCTCATTATGCCTTTGTTGAGCGGGGGTTTGATGGAGTCTATGGCGTCATTAGAGAATCCGATAAATCTGTATATAATTTAGTTAATCACATAAACAATGCTTCTGTAATTGATAGCGGAGAAACAACCAGCAGTGGGGTTAGATTACTTCATTGGATAGTGACTAAAAAAGACTGGGATCTAATACAAACCAGAGCATTCAAGAATACAATAAATTTCTAGTATAAATAGTAAGAGTACAAATACTACCGAGGAATTTTAAATGGCAGTTATATCAACAAGACAAGGTTTAATTAGTTACTGCCTCCGTCGTCTGGGTGAACCAGTAATAGAAATTAATGTCGACGAAGATCAAATAGAAGATAAAATAGATGATGCTCTACAGTTATACCAAGAATTTCATGCAGACGCAACTGCTAGGGTGTATTACGAGTACCAGTTAACATCGGAAGACATCACCAACAAATATATTACAATACCGGATAATATTTTATATGTTACTAAAATGTTTCCTGTTGATAGCACTATTATTAATAGTTCCAATTTTTTCTCTTTTAATTACCAATTTGCTATGAGCGATTTCCATCAATTGTCAGACGTAGGTGTTGGTGGATTAGCATATTACGATCAAATGAGATCATACATGGAATTAATTGATATGAAAGTTAATGGTTTACCATTAATAACATTTTCTCGCAGATCGAATAGAATTTATATTTGGAGCGATATTGAAGACGGAACATTATCCGCTGGAAAGCATCTCGCGTTTGAAGTTTATCAAACAGTAGACCCCACTCAACACTCCGCTGTTTGGAACGATATGTTTATGAAAGATTATACCACTTCTTTGATAAAACAACAGTGGGGTATGAATATGTCCAAATTTGAAGGTATGCAACTTCCAGGGGGAGTTACTATCAACGGAAGACAAATACTCGAAGACGCCAACTCAGAATTAGAAACCATAAGAGAAAGAATGCGCCTTGAGCAAGAACTTCCTGCAGACTTCATGATCGGATAATTGGAAATAAATTATGGCAACTTCACCATATTTTAGACATAACGTCAGATCAGAACAAACTTTATACGAAGATCTTATTGTAGAGTCTTTAAAATTTTATGGACAAGATTGTTATTATGTCCCTAGAGAAGTCGTCTATAGAGATATGATCTTTAATGATGAGGTTCTTTCCAGATTCAATTTTGCATATAAAATAGAGATGTATATTGAAAATGTGGAAGGATTTGATGGTGATGGAGATTTGTTCCAAAAATTTGGTGTAGAGATTAGAGATGCTATAACATTAGTTATGTCTCGCCGCCGTTGGAACGTTGAGATTAAAAAATACGAAGAAAGCGAAACTGAAAAATATTATCGCCCGAGAGAAGGAGATATAATCCACCTTCCTTTATCTGGATCTACTTTCCAAATTATGAAGGTTGAAGATGAGAACCCATTCTATCAATTAGGGCAACTTCCAGTATTTCGCATGCGTTGTGAATTGTTTGAATACACTAACGCAGACTTCGATACTGGTGTTCCAGAAATTGATAGAGTGGAAAGTTTTGCTGCCTATCAATGGCAGCTGACTATGGATTCTTCTTCAGTCGGTTATGAGAATGGAGAAACTGTAATACAAACGTTTAGTAATTATGAAATTAGCGGAGAAGTGGTACACTGGTCTGATTCTGATAATGTTATTAGATTAACGCATGTATCTAATAATTCTGGCGAATACAAAGCATTTACGACATCGACCCAATTAATTGGATCTTCTTCCGGTGCTATTGCAACCCCCATTTTGATAGAAGAACTGCAAAAAATACAACCAGGAAGTCCGGGTGGTGCTGATAATGTTGTTAGTGATTTTGACATTAGTGCCTTTGAGTTCATAGATTTTAGTGAATCTAATCCATTCGGAGATATATCCCAATGTTCGGTAATCCTCACTTTTATAACGAAAGGGTTCGTAAATCGGTCGCTGTCTTTGGTGCTATGTTTAATGATTTATATATCATTCGCAAGTCTGGCGACAACGTTGTTTCTCAAATGAAAGTTCCCCTTGCCTATGCACCTCAAAGAAAATATTTGGAACGCATAAACGAGATGAGTAATGGGGAAGATACAGAAAGGCAACTAGCAATAAGATTGCCTCGTATGTCTTTTGAGATTGTTAACATAGCATACGACCAACAAAGACAATTACCAAAAACTAATTATTTTCTTCGGACTGGAGTTGAAGATAATCAAAAGGCATCTAAGTTTTATGTAGCGACTCCATATATTATAACGTTCGAATTAAGCATTTATGCAAAACAACACGACGATGTCCTGCAAGTTGTGGAGCAAATATTCCCATATTTCGCACCTCAATATACTATTTCTGTAAAACCAATTGAAGATTTCCCGGATATAGTTGAAGACGTTCCTATCATTTTAAATTCAGTTGCTTTCACCGACGATTTCGAAGGTGTGATGGAGCAAAGAAGGACTATCGTTTATACTTTGTCCTTCGATATGAAAGTTTCTTTCTATGGACCCAAACCTGCTGAAACTGGTGTTATTTCTAGGATTGATGCTGATTTGTACACTATGAACAGTTCTGTTAATGATTCTGACTTTTACTCAGAAACCGTTAGAGTAGAAACAGACCCCAATCCAGTCTCCATAGATTCAGATTATACTATAAACACCATTATATTAGATAGTGATCAATATGTGCCGCACAATTACATATGAACCTGATTATTTCTTCACTACCGACAAAATTAAATTATCAGAAAGTCAAAGAAACGAATTGACCGAAAATTCTTCGGTTCTTGAAGAACCGAAAATAGCACATGATGCTGAAGAATATTTGCAAATATCTCTGGGTGCTTTAAGGACGGCACAAGAACACCCAGCCAATGAGGGTGTCCAATTTAATAAATTATATCCCAAATATGTTCCTTATTTTGCATCATTATTGCATCGCGATGCAATAAAGTATTATGTTCATAGTATTATGGGAATATGCTACCCTAATGGATATTTTGCACCACATGTTGATTCTAGAATATATGGCACCTTTAGACAAAGCGTGGTAAACATTGTAGTGAGTCCTTATGATCCAGATAAATGGAAACCCTTGACATTGTATAAACCTGACGGAACCACCTTAGAGGTTCCGTTTTGCGATGCATATGCAATAAACACAGATAAAGTTCATGGATTTGAAAATAATGAATATAAAAGGGTAAGCGTCCAAATGAGTTTCACTTGTGATTTGAATACACTATATAACCTAGAACAATCTAATAGGTTATTTAAATGAGAGATTCTGATAAAAATAATGATTACGAGTTTGCCCGAGAAACCCTTTACGATATGATTTGCAAAGGAAGAGAGGGTGTAGAAGAAATGATAGAGGTAGCGAAATCTTCTGAGCATCCAAGAGCATATGAGGTCTTGGCAAAATTGATAAAAGATACATCAGACGTTTCCACCCAATTACTAGGATTACATAAACAAATTAAAGAAATAGAAAAAGAAGAAACGCCCTCTTTACCTCAAAGCGGAGACACTACAAACGTTTTCATAGGTTCTACTACAGACCTTCAAAGAGCATTGAAGGAATTAAAGGAAAAAGAAATTAACGTCCCGCATGACGAAATTACTCATACAAGACACGACCAAGAATAAACCTGACACCCATTATCTCGGTAATGTAAATGTAAAAAGAGATGGTGTCGGGGAAGATTGGACGCAAGAAAAGGTCTCGGAATACGCTAAATGTATGTCCGACCCTACATATTTTGCTGTAAATTATTTAATGGTTATAAACCTAGATCACGGTCTAGTTCCCTTCGACTTATACCCATATCAAAGTAAAATGTTTAAACATTTCGAGGATAATAGATTTAGCGTTGTCCTTGCTTGTCGTCAGTCTGGTAAGTCTATATCTTCTGTGGCATATATTCTTTGGACTGCAATATTTCATCCAGAAAAAAATATTGCAATACTAGCAAACAAGGGTGCCACCGCAAGGGAAATGTTATCTAGGGTTACTCTTATGTTAGAGAACCTTCCGTTTTTCCTACAGCCTGGTTGTAAAGCATTAAACAAAGGTAGTATAGAATTTAGTAATAATTCTAAAATATTTGCAGCTGCAACTTCTAGTTCTTCCATTCGAGGTCAATCTGTCAACCTATTGTTTTTGGATGAATTTGCATTCGTAGAACGTGCGACGGAATTCTACACTTCAACATATCCAGTAATTACTTCTGGTCAATCTACTAAAGTAATCATAACATCCACTGCAAACGGAATTGGTAATACTTTCCATAAAATTTGGACAGGTGCTGTCCAAGGAGTTAATGAATACAAACCTTTTCGGGTTGACTGGTGGGACGTTCCTGGAAGAGACGAAAAGTGGAAGCAGGAAACAATTGACAATACTTCCCAATTGCAATTCGATCAGGAATTTGGTAATACTTTCTTTGGTACTGGTGACACTCTTATTTCTCCGGAAACTTTGCTTAATTTGCAAGCAAGAAACCCGATAAGGATTCTAGAAGGTGGTGATTTGCTTGTGTACGACGAACCGAGAAAGGGTTCCCAGTACGTTATGTGTGTCGATGTATGTAAGGGTCGAGGTCAGGATTATAGTACGTTTAACGTAATCGACATTAGCAGTAGACCTTTTAAACAGGTCGCTGTGTATCGGAACAATCTTATCTCTCCAATACTCTTCCCAGATATTATCTATAAGTATGCGAATTCCTACAACAAGGCATATGTTATTATAGAATCTAATGATGCAGGTCAATTGGTTTGTTATGGAATGTACTACGAACTTGAATATGATAACATGCATATGACTTCTGTAACAAAGTCTAGTGGCATTGGGGTTGAGATGAACCGAAAAACCAAAAGAATTGGTTGTTCTGGTTTTAAAGATCTTTTAGAAGAAAATAAACTTGACATTGTAGATGAAAACACTATACTAGAGATAAGCACCTTTGAGGCGAAGGGTAACTCCTTCGAAGCTTCAGACGGAAACAACGACGACCTTGTTATGAATCTAGTTTTGTTAGGTTATATTGTATCAACTCACCAGTTCGAACAACTAACAGACATTAACATTAAAAAGATGATGTTCGAACAACAAATGAAAGAAATAGAAGCAGACGTTCCTCCATTTGGATTTCACCAAGACGACGTTGAATCTATTGACATTACCTATGAAGATAAGTTAGATCCATGGGCCTTATTACACGAAGAATTGGAATAGTATAAATAAATACATTGATTATCCAATGGATAACTTCCTTATAATGCTATGCATATAATTTTTCGATCGAAGAGGAAATAAAAATGGCACTGACCGCACCTTCTATGTCCCCTGATATCGTCATAAGAGAACTAGACTTAACTGGTGTTGCACCAAACGTCGAAACTTCTCTTAGCGGTATGGTGGGTGGATTCAAGTGGGGTCCAGTAAATGTACCTACTCGTGTTGAGAATGAAGATCAACTTGCAAAAACGTTCGGGACTCCCGATGAATCTTTTGCTGTCGACTACTTCTCAGCTGCGCAGTATTTGCGTTACTCTGGAAACCTTATTGTTAACCGACAAATAAATCAAAACGCTGTATTAGGCGATTCTGCATTAAATGCAAACATTGCTAGAACTGGCACACAAGTAGAAAATGAAGCAGATTTCGAAAGGTCAACTCCTGTCGATATGTTCATTGCTAAGTATCCAGGAGAATTAGGAAATAGTCTTAAAGTCTCGCTATTTGCTATTAGATCTGGTGAATCTGCTGGTTCTGCCACTACTATCTCTAACTTCAACAGTTGGAGTTACTCAGATAGATTCGATGGTGTTCCAGGCACTTCTGATTGGGCGACCAATCAAGTAGGAACTGTTATTAACGACGAAGTTCATGTCGCAGTTGTAGATTCAGATGGACTTATCTCCGGTGTAAAGGGAACTGTACTCGAGGTTTTCCCTTATGTTTCTGTTTCTCCTGGCGCAAAAACTATCGACGGTGGAGATAACTACATCAAATCAGTTTTAAATTCTGCTTCGAACTATATTTGGTTCGGCGAATTTGATTCTGCAAATTTTGTAAAAGGCACCAATTGGGGTAATGCCCCTAGTGGTTCTTCTACGGATTATGCTACCAACGTTTCTTGGTCAGAAGATTCTGCTTCTGCTGGCCTCGGCGGTGGTAGAGATAGCAAATCACTCACTACTGGAGATATTGCCCTTGGTTTCGATAACTTCGAAGACAAAGACGAAATCGATGTTCAGATTCTGATTGCCCCTGGTATGAGTTCCGAAGACGACCAAGTATCTGTTGTTAATGATCTTGTTGGTATTGCAGGCGGCACTCGCAAGGATTGTGTTGTTGTAACTTCTCCTAACAGAGCAGCTGTTGTAAACAACACCTCTCCAGTAACTTCTACTCTTACAACGACTGATAGATTCAATTCATCAAATTATTTGATTGTTGATAATAACTATCTGCGTGTGTATGACAAGTACAACGATAATTACATCTATGTTCCTGCTGCTTCTACTACTGCTGGTATTATGGCTGCCACGGACGCCAACTTCGGTCCATGGTATTCTCCTGCAGGTGAGCGCAGAGGCGAATATTTCGGTGTAACTAATCTAGCGTACTCTCCGAGCAAAGCAGAACGTGATTCTCTTTACAAGAAGGGTGTTAACCCAATTGTACAGTACGCTGGTCGTGGCATCTTACTTTGGGGTGACAAGACTAAGCAATCTCGTCCATCTGCGTTTGATCGTATTAATGTTCGTCGTCTGTTCCTCGCTGTCGAAAAATCGGTTGCAGTTGCTTCTCGTAACTTCTTGTTCGAGTTTAACGACGAATTCACTCGCTCTGAATTTGTAGCGATAATCGAACCTCTTCTGCGTGGTATTCAGGCAAGACGGGGTATCGAAGATTTCTATGTTCAGTGTGATGAGCGTAACAACCCTGCAGATGTAGTTGCTCGTAACGAACTAGTTGCATCTATTTTCATCAAACCAGCATACTCAATTAACTTCATCACTCTTAACTTTGTCGCTGTTCGCGGCGGTGTTGAGTTTGAAGAAGTTGTTGGTAATGTGTAACTAGGAGTATACTGATATGGCAATCTTACGTGTAGATGATTTCAAAGGTAAGTTGACTGGTGGCGGTGCTCGCTCCAATATGTTTGAGGTTAATGTTTCCTTCCCAGGATATACTGGTGGAGACAAAGAAATAACCAACTTCATGTGCCGAGCAGCGCAACTTCCAGGTTCGATCATTGGTTTGGTAGAAGTGCCATTCCGTGGACGAATAGTGAAATTAGCCGGCGATCGCACCTTTGAACCATGGACTATCACAGTCTATAACGATACTAACTTTAATGTCCGAGATGCCTTCGAAGCATGGATGGATGGCATGAATACTCATGCCAGTAATTTGGGCATCCAGTCCAATAACGCTGGTTTCGGTACTTATGCCACCAACATGGAAGTTATCCAACTTGATCAAGTCGGAAACGGAGTTAAGACATACTTCTTGAAGAATGCCTTCCCCGTTAATGTTTCAGCAATTGATCTGGATTACGCTCAGGTTGGCGAAATCGAGCAGTTTACTGTGACGATCGAGTATGACTACTGGACTAACGATAATACTAATTAATCGTTATAAGTAGAGTAGTATTGAGAGTAATGAGGGGGGGTTACTCCCCCCTCTTTTTTTAATTAAAGGATTTTAAAGATGGCAGAAGGTGTAAAACTGTTCGGATTCGAAATTAAACGTTCGAAGAAGGATAAAGAAGAATCTCAACCAATCGCTAATGCTTCTGTTGTTGCCCCCACAGATGATGACGGTGCGGGTTATGTGACTTCCCCATCGTATCATTTTGGTTCGCACATAGACATTTATTCTGATCTTAAAATTAAAGATCAGTCAGACCTCATTAGAAAATATAGAACTAGTTCCCATCACCCAGAAGTTGATATGGCGATTGAAGAAATCGTTAATGAGGCAATTGTATATCCACAAACTAATGAATTTCAAATTGTAGAATTAAATTTAGACGATGTTGAAGTAAGCGATAAAATTAAGGATAGAACAGAGGAAGAATTCGAACGAATTTTAAATATGCTGTCGTTCAACGATAGAGGGCATGACATATTTAGAAATTGGTATGTTGATGGAAGAATATACCATCATTTGGTTGTCGACAAAGACAACCTTAAAGCAGGAATAAAAGAGATTCGTTATATCGATTCTCTAAAGATAAGAAAGATTAGAAAAGAGAAAAAGAAAGAAGATCCACAAACTAAAGTTAAATTGGTTGTCGGCGTTGAAGAATACTATATTTTTTCAGAATCTTTTCCTGGAGATAAAGCAAAGAGCAATTATTCATCAGACGTAAGCGGTTCTGTTGTAAAGTTAAGCAACGATTCTGTTAGTTATGTGACTTCTGGAGTCCTTGACGACAATAGAAGACATATCGTATCTCATTTGCACAAAGCACTTCGCCCTATAACGCAACTTCGGATGATGGAAGATTCTTTGATCATCTATCGTTTAGCAAGAGCACCAGAACGCAGAATATTTTATATTGATACTGGTAATTTGGCGAAAGGTAAAGCAGAAGAATATATCAATTCTTTGATGACTCGTTATCGTAACAAACTCACATACGACCAAACTACTGGTGAACTCAGAGATTCTCGAAAGCATATGTCCATGCTTGACGATTTCTGGTTGCCGCGCAGAGAAGGTGGGCGAGGTACTGAAGTTACAACCCTTCCTGGTGGACAAAACCTCGGGGAAATAGACGACATTAAATATTTCCAAAGAAAGGTTTATCAAGCACTTAATGTTCCTGTTTCTAGACTCGAACAAGAGCAAGCATATTCTCTTGGCCGTGCTACGGAAATTAATAGAGAAGAAATTAAATTCCAAAAGTTTATCACTAGACTTCGTGTTCGGTTTTCTAAATTGTTCACCGGAATTCTAAAGCAACACTTGATATTGAAAGGAATCATAACAGAAGAAGATTGGTTTAAATTTTTCCACAACAACATCCGCGTTGATTATTATAAAGATAATCACTATACAGAACTAAAAGACGCAGAAGTTTTAAGAGAACGTTTAAATCTTATGGATCAGGCAGCACAATATGTTGGAGAATACTTATCCAAAGATTGGGTTATGTCTACCATTTTTAGGTTTGACGAAAGAGAACAGAAAGAAATGTTAGACCAAATACAAAAAGAAATTGCATCCGGGGAAATTTCTAAAGAAGATGAGGAAGAAACTCAACCTAAGAACGAACAGGTTGAAAACGATAACTATGAAGTAACCTTAGATGAACTCACTGCTCAAGCAAATTTACATATGATAGAAACGGTGACGAATTATTTAAAATCGGAAGATTAATTCATAATGGATAAAAAGTTATTAGCAGTTATAACTTCTTATATTGAAGCAAGATTATCCCAATTTAAAGGTCCAAAGGGAGACATCGGGCAGAAAGGGGATAGAGGAGAAACTGGAGAAAAGGGAGACAGGGGCGACATTGGTCCCGAAGGCAAACGTGGACCGAAAGGTGAGCGCGGCGAGAAAGGTGATCGCGGCGAGAAAGGTGATCGCGGAGAACCCGGAATACCTGCAAATGTAGAACCTGTAGTAAAAAAGTTTGAATCAGAATTTTCAAGATGGCAATCAAATATAAACAAATCCCTTGCATCTATTGGCGGTGGTGGTTCCTACAGTATTCTCGATCAAGCAGACGTTAAGAAAACTTCTCTGGCGAACTTAGATTCGGATTCTATCCTGATCTTCAACAAGGAAGATAATAAGTTTGAGACAGAGTCGCTGTTAAGTGCTCTGCAGCGTTCTGGTTACTCTCCTGGCGGGGGCGGTTCTCAAGAAGTTTCAAAACTCTCGGATTTATCCTTATCTGGAACAGAATATACTATTCCGTTTGCTGATTACTCTATCACATCTATTGTTTCTTACATTGCAAAAGATGCTTCTACGAATAGGGTTGTTGGTTTAGATGCAAACATTACAGACAGCGATATTACGTTTTACGCATTTTCGGACCTGTCCAATTTTTTGATCGACCTTTCTTTCCTGACAGAATCTTCCTCTCAGGTTGTGAATCAGTCGTTTACATTATCAGGGACTACGTTCAACGTAGATTTTGCAACCAACGATATTGACAGCATAATCAACTATTATGTTCTGGATGGTTCTGGAAATGTTGTAGATGTAGATGCGGTTATAACTGCAACGCAATTGAGCATAGAATCTAATGTCAGTTTGACTAATCACGAGTTATTCGTGGTGTTCAATAGTGTATAAATAATAAAATAACAAAGTTAGGAGACAAAAATGTCTGCGAAACAATTCTATCATGATATTGACCTCGTAAAAGTAGGTCAATTAGTAGACGCAAGAATTAAGAACGTTGACAATTCAACTGAATCTACACTAGCAGATACTTTAGGCGTTGATAACAAAGGTCTTGTCGTTTTTAACACTGACATCAATGCTTTAAAAGTCTGGTCAGGATCAGTATTCTCTACTATGTCACCAGATATTGAAGGCGATGTTGTATTCCAAGGTGTTATCAATCCAACAAACGTTGACACTGGTGCAGTAAGTGCTGTTAAAGGTTATCAGTATGTTGTCGATGCTGCTGGTGAACTTTCTAAGACAGGTGTAACATTCTCACCAGACGCAACTGTTGAAGTTGGCGACATGGTGTTGTTTACTTCTAGTACAACTGCAACAATCTTTCAGCGTAACATTGACGACGCAACAACCTCTGTAAAAGGTCAGGTTGAACTTGCAACGACTGCTGAAACAGATGCTGGTACTGACACAGAACGTGCTGTAACTCCTGCTTCTTTGACAAACGTATTGACAAATATTAGCACACTTGATACTTTCGTTGAGCCAACACAAGCACTTAACACGACAGCAACTACTCTTGCAGATGCGGTGAACGAACTTGAAGGTGAAATCAACACTCTCCAAGGCAGAGACGATATTCGTGCTTATGTTGCTACGGTTAATCTAACTGCGGGTGTTCCCCTAACAGTAAATCATGGTCTAAATTTGCAAGATAAAGACTACTTTACTATTCGTGTTTGTGATTCAGGCGGCTCTTCTATCAGCGTTGATACTGATTCTGTTGATGTGAATAATATAACATTAACATCTATTGTGTCATTGACTGGTGTTAAAGTCTTTATTCTGGGTTTTTAATATAAAATTAAAAGGCGTTTAAATGTCTACTGATAGATTTGTATCGGGAGTTCAACTCCCTAATGTTTCTGGTGCTGTTACGGTAAGATCCTCCGATAGTCTAGACTATCGGAGGACTTATTACAAAGACGGTGATCTCCACTATACGAATGAAACTGGCGCTGAATTTCAAATCACCGGAAGAATTGCCACTGACAGTTCTTTAGGTGAAGTCCAAGTTGATGGAACAACGATCACTGTCGATGCCAACGGAATTATCACTGCTGTCGGTGGAGGTGGCGGGGGCATTAACAACGTCGTTGAAGATACAACTCCACAACTTGGCGGTAATTTAGACTTAAACTCTTTTGATATTACTGGCACTGGTAATATCACGATTACTGGTAATGTGACTGCAACATCTTTTGCTGGTAGTGGTGCGAATATAACAAATATAAACTATACTGTTACGCAAAACGATGTTACTCAACATCAAGCTGCGTTAAGTATTACAGAATCACAGATAAGCGATCTACAAACATATCTTACCGATGCTCCTTCTGACGGCAGTCAATACGCCAGACAAAACGGCAGCTGGGCTGTAGTA